CGTTGCTGACATCCAGAGTGTTTGTAATCTCGGTTGCACCGTTGACATCCAGAGTGCCTTGGATATCGGTGTTACCAGTTACATTATCAACAAAGAACTTATCAGTTGTACCGTTTCTAACAGCAAAGTCTGCATCAACATCCAGAGTGCCGTTGAAATTTACATTATCTTCGACAAGCAACGTACCTTGGATTTCTGTATCACCAGATGCACCCAGAACAGAGAACTTAACAGTATCACTATTGTATCTCTTACCAACAAACAGACCTTCACCAGATCCCGTACCACCAACATGAAGGGTTCTTTCAATACCAGCACCACCATGTGCTCTCAGAGTTGTAGTGTTGTGAGATGCATAGGAGGGAGTTGCCTGATAAGAATCACCGAAACGACCTCTGTATCTGACACGCAACCAGTTCAGTCTCGATTCTGCCTCTGTCGCGCTATCCTTAACTTCAATCGCACCATTAACGTGTAGTGTGCCATCAATTAGAGCAGATCCTGCAACATATGCACCACCATCAACTCTCAGAGATCCATAGTCACTAGACTGAATCTCCCATACACCTGTTTCTGAGTTCTTAGCAGTGGTAATATCGTTAGTGCTTTCAGAGTGAATGTTACCTGCAATTGCAACATCACCGTTAGCATCAATATTATTAGAGAAGGTAGCGATGTTTGTAACACCTAATGTGCCAGCAATAGAAGTGTTACCAGAAGCAGTACCAGTAAAAACTTCAGCAGTATTTGTAGCAGCATGGAGGAAACTATAACCACCACCATGACCAGCTAAGTCGGTATAGTTAGTATCCCAACCATAGAAACCTAGACGTGCTTCGGTATCGTAATATCTAAATTCAATACCACGATCTAGATTATCGTCAGCAACTGGAGCAGTATCACCACCAAGAGTAATGATAGGGTCATCAACTTGTAGAGTCGATGAATTTACTGTTGTAGTAGTTCCATCAACCTGGAGGTTACCCCAGACACGAACAGTACCAGCTACAGCACGGTCATCACCAGGATCAAGGTTTAATGTCGCGTTTGCTGTAGCAATATAGTTATCTTGAAATCTTGCATCTTCTACATATACCTTACCTGCTGCATCGCTTGCCTGAATATCAACTAAATCAGTTGCAGCAACAACAATGTTTGCTGCACCAGAACCAGAATTTGTAGAAAGAATGCTGAAGGTTCTAGCAGTTGCACTATTCTGAGTTAGTTGAAGGAAAAGGTTACCATCCCCAGTTTTATCCAGTGTCTGATTAACATCGCCGTCAAGAGTAATATCAGGGTCAGAGAAATACGACCGTACATTAACATCAAGTTCGCCAGCTCCGCTGTCCCCCGTATTATTAGCGCCAACGAGTAGATTACCGCTCGTATCATTAACTTTAAAATAGTTAAGATAATTGAATCCTCTGTATCCAGTGGTTGCAGTAAGTTCCTGATCCAGTTCAAAATTTTCTACGGTATTACCGTCAGCGAAACCAATACGATTATTTTGTAATTGTGTATTATCTACACCAACAGCAGCAATAGTTACATGTCCGTTGGCATCAACATCAAAATCTTCTTGTGCGAAAGAAGCAAGTCCTTTCTGCTCTGTTGCTGCTGCACCGAGATATCTCCACCCACCAGCATCTGAAGCATCAGTGTGAGTTGGAGCACCACCACCTGCAGCGATTCCTGTAATTGATTGATATACTCTACTACTATCTTCAATAATATCATATCTAACATATGTTGTACCTCCTGCATATGCCGCATACTTACTACCTTCGGTAGCAGTAGCAATAGGTACGTTTGTTGAACTTGTCAGTCTGCCATAGGCATCTACTGTAAATTTTGTAGCATTTACAGTTTCTGTACCAAATGGTTCTGAGTTAGATCCAGCACCAGAAACTGATGTTAGTGATTCTGTATTATAATCTCCAGCAGTTACTGCTGTAGTGATCATATCAATGGTTGGGTTACCACTAATACCAGCACCTTGACTGATAGAAATTCTAGTTGCAGTACCAGTAATAGTTCTGGTTTGCATATTACCGCCAGAAGTTCTGGAAATAATACCCGTGGTGGTAAGACCTGCAATTGCTGCCAGGTCAAGATCATATGCCTGTGCTGATTGACCTTCTACTGTTCCATCCAGACCATATTCTGAAAGACTGGTTGGTGAAGATGCATTAGTAATTCTACCTTTAGAATCAACTACAACTTTTGTATATGTTGCACTTGACGTGTTAGTACCATCATAATGTGGAAGTGTTGGTACTAAATCTAAATCTGCTGAAATCGTGATGTTTGTTGAACCATCAAAGATAGCAGATCCGTCAAGGTCACCACCAAGAGTAATCTGTCTAGATGATGCAAGACGAGCAGCAGTTGAAGCATTACCAATTAATGTTGCAGTAACTGTACCTGCTGAAAAATTACCATCAGCATCTCTTTGCACAAGAGTGTTTGCTGTGTTTGAAGTAGATTCAACAGGACGTTCATATCGTAATGTATTCCAGGGAGAAACGCCATCACCAATCTTGAAACGTCCAGTATCAAGTTCGATTCCCAATTCGCCTTGAGCGAGAGTTGGGTTCGCGTTCGCCCATTCCTGAGCACCACCCCTCCTTAATTGAATTCTATTTGCCATTTTTTACGACAACCCGTACAGTTAATGCTTCTGAGTTATTTATGCCATTAAAAAGGGAGGATTTCTCCTCCCTGGTATTATTCGGTTAAACCGACCTGAAGATCCTCAGAATCTTCCTCTGGAGGAAGAGACATCGTTTCCTCTTCTTCTTCTTCTGGATTATAGTACTCTAGTGTTTCAATAGCACCTTGAAGTTTGAGTGCTGTTGTTTCATTTTCTTTGATTTTATTAGCAAGTTGCTGATTTTCTGCAATCAACTTAGAAAAACGCTCTTTGAATTGAGCAAGCATCTCACTTTGAGAAACGGTTTCAACTGTCATAATTAACTATTTTGATTTTGGACTAACGTTAGTAGAAGCGATTTGATATCGTTCATATCAGATTTTAACTCAGAAACCTCTTTTTGTAAAGCTTTCTTTTCTGTCAAATCCTTTTGGCGTCTATTATAGGACGCCATATATTTATCATAGTCAGATTGACTGGCACTAATAATGGCATTAGAGGAGGGGTCTCTATACCACCCCTCCTTCCCCTCCACAGGGATTAACTTTTCTTCATTCAATTCTTTCATTAGGTAGCAAGGGCGATACAGCGAAGGTCTGCAATTAATGGTACTCTTGCCTGATTTGAAGATCTCATTACAATTTTAATTTGGAATGCATTGAAATTCAAACCACTGACTTCATAATAGTAATCCTTCCAAAGAATTTCTTCGTTAGGAGAAGCATCATATTGCAGTGGAGTGTCTATTAGAGTCCAACCAATAGAATCAAAATCATCATTTGTACCAGAACTAAATGCTCTGTAGTAGATTCTAACATCTGCCTCAGGAGGACGAGACATTTGTAAATCAATTCTCAGAGATCTAGATTCTCTGATCAATCTTGCAAGACGAGTGATATAAACCGCGTCATTACGATCACCGAAAGGCAGAGTAGATACATCTTGCGATGTGTCAATCTGTGATTGCTGACCATATGCATCAGGACCACCAGGCCACTGATTGATTCTATTTGAAGTTGTGATTAATGAACATCTATCCAAATCAACTACAGGTGAAAGTGTATCTTTTTCTGTAGAAAGATCTACCTTCATCGTGAATGATTTTTGACCACTCAATTTAGCAAGTTCATTAACCTCAGAACAAATCATTCTTGGATTATTGAACAAGTTCAGATCATTTAATGTTACTGGAACATATGAACCATCATTAACAAATGATGCTTGATCTACACTGGTGCTTCCATCTCCAATAGATGTTGCACTAGTAGTATTTACCCTAGCAGTGATATCGGTTTCTGGAAGATCCATGACCGAGACACTAGGTGTCAGAGTTTCAAATTGAATATTCTGAGATGCATAAACATTGATACCACCACCTCGGATTCCACTATTTGCAACACCAGTGATGTGTAGCATGTAAGTATCTAACCATGGGCAAGACACAGATGTATGAGTCTTATTAATATCAATCAGTGGAATGCCATCCAAGTTGTAACATTCAACAACAGAACCTGATGGATGTGTAGTATCTGTAGTTGAATTTGAACCTCTACCAGAAGTTGCTACAGTGATTGTCTTACCATCACTAGAGATTGCCGAATACTGAATTAATTCACTATTAATACGAATGTATCCAGGATTTGAACCACTGACAACTGATCCATTTACTGTAGTATGGAAAGTATTAGCATCAAGAACAGATATACTAGTAGCACCCGCTGCTAATGCACCTGTCAGAGTAGTTGGTGAAATTTCAGAAATAACACCCTCAACACTTACATTATTAGATCTGTTGTACATTCCATGGTTTTGATGATAAACCAAGACTTCAGTTTGATCGCTATCAAATGTAGGTGCTGCAGTCAAATATGCACCGTAAGAGTCACCACTCTCAGCAGAAGAAGTGACAGTAGCAGTCCATCCACCAGGTTCAGAAAGAGTTTCTGTATCCGTGAATGCGCCAGTAATATAATGAAGAACTAAGTTAGTAGAACCATCCCAAGTCTTAACAATACCGACTGAGTTTGAAGTTGCACCAGTAACAATATCACCAACTTCCAATGTTCCAGAAGAACTGCCAGCAACAATTGTTGCTAATGATTCGGAAGATCTTACCAAATATGTGTTGGCAGTTCCTTGTAACCAAGACCCAGATGCGTCATTGATAGTCAAAGTATCAGAAACGGAACTCGAAGTTGTCGTTGATATGATAGTAGCTTGAGCAGCAGTAGTTTGCTGTAGAAGACGAGCACCTTGACTAAATGTGTATTGAGTTACAGCAGGTCCAAGAGACAGAATTTGTTTTGGTTTGATTGTTTGAATTGGATTTTCAATCAATCTATGAATACCATTGTTACCTTTACCTTGAGGTGCGTTCTCTAAAGTTACTGTACCTGTAGTCGAAGTGAAGTTTGCACGATAAATCGTGAATTTCAAGTCTTCATACTGGTCAGCAGTCCAGGTAGATGCGTTCTGAGACTTAAACAGAACACCAGCATATGGTTGTTCGGAGATTGTTCTAGTTCCAGTTACATCAACATCACCCATTCTAGAAATCCAAACCTGATATTCATTTGAGTCGGAAAGTAGAACAAAACAATATTCTACTGAAGACTTAATATAAACAGGTGCTTTGAAAGAGAATCTACTAGGAACAGCAGCACTTTCTGAGATCTCAATATCATCTGGTGTAATTGTTACATCAGAGAAAGGAAGGATAGTCTTAGTTGGATATCCATTTTCCATGGTACGAATCTGCATGGAGATAGGAATATTCGCATCCTTAGTATTGAAGAAAATATCAACACCAGTTAAGAACATACCACCTTCTTCTTCAATAATGAAGGACTGTGCCAGAGGGTCATACCAACCAACCTGACGAGTCTCTGTTCTAGTTGTCTGGACAACTCTTTCTTCACTAACAGTATCGGTAACAATTTCAGCATTTCTAACTGCCAAAATATTTTCACGAACAGTTTGAAGAGTACCTGTTGCCGAATACGTTGTTTGTGCAGAAGAATCTACAGTACCAGGTGTCTTCAGATTAGTTTCCGAAGTTGTGAAACGCAAAGAGCGAGTACCTGTTGCCCAACGTGGGTTGGCATCATTCTTAGTGGAAGGAATGAATAATGTACCCTGAACATTACCAACGTTATCAGTGAGGATGCGACGATCTTTTACCACCGCAATTGCACCTGACGTTTGACCAACTAAAAGTTCCCCAACCTGAACATTACCAAAATGATTTGGTGATATATTCTCAGAAATTTCAGTGATATCATGATTTAGATATACTGTTTGGGATGAGTATGAAGTTGGAAGAGTTTCTGTACCCTTACCATATGGATTAGTTTTATATCCATCATCAGGTGCAACAACTTTAAGTTGGCAACCAGAGGTTTGTCCAGTAACAGTTTCACCTACAACAAAAGGAGTTTCGTTGGTTCTATTATCAGTGGTGGAGTTTTTGATAAGTTCAACAACTTTTGGTGTGATGTAGTTAGTGACATTATCACCGTCAAAGAATGCATAGAATCTTGTACGGGGTTTCATACGATCAACGTTGAAACCGATATTACGAGAGCGAATCCAAGGAATTACTGTACGTGACAGGATTGTATCTCCCAAAGACTTCTGTTCAATCTTAGGAATAACTCTAGTGCGAATACCCTGACGTGCTTGATTATTAACAACACGAATAGTGCGACGTTCGTGAAGATAGAATAGACCTTGACGACGCTGACCGTGACCTGCACGACCTAACTGACGACCAACACCATATGTACCAGATCTAGATGTAAATCTATTTCTAGATCTAATTGTCTCACCCTTCCAAGTTGTCTGCCAAGACTGCCATTGAATAGGAGCAAAACCATTCTGATCAACATTGAGATCTCTAGAAACAGCAGAGAAATCACCTTCAACGTTTTCAACACGAGCAGGAAGACGCTCAATATCAATCCAGTCATCAGATGCAGGTGTTAAATCAACACGACCAATAAAGGTAAAGACGTTGAATGGATTGACGTTCTCAGTTCTAGATGCATATGGTTGTGTAACAATTGCAACATCATCAAAGGGAAGCATTACTACATTACCATTAGTCCTAACGACATTAGTAGATGCTGTAGGATTATATCTAAGTCCTACATTAGTAGTATAGTGCTGAGGACGCAACTGACCTTCTCTAAAGTCTAAAGAACACTTATAATCGACGTTTAATACATCGCCAGTGGTGTGATCAGTAAAGTCATCAACAACATAACCATTTTTCAGACGGTCGAAACCATTTTCATCATAGGTCTTAGTATTATCTGCTTGAGACTCAAGCATAGACAATGATGTATAGTATTCAACGTGAGTCAATCTCTGCTCAATATCACCAATGTCCTTCATTGTATAACGTCTGAGAACTTCTGGAGTAATCAGAATATCTCTTTCAGGATCAAAGACGTATGGTTTGTATTCAATAGTCGCTAAAAGCATTGAATTTTGAACGTCTGCTGGTGGAATCAAGTAGTAACCAGAAACACCCTTAGCAATTCTAAGTGCTCCATCATGTGATAAGAATAGTTTGTCAATTCTAGGAAGATACCAAGCATAGTCTGCACGGAATGAAGAATTGACTTGCATGATATCGAAGATTGTTGATCCAGTATTATCAAATACTCTGGATACAAAATCAAACGTAGTACAATTTACAAAGTATGGAGCACTGATTGTGCCTGATCCATTTCTTAAGTTCTTAATACCAGGACGGAAATCGATTTGATCTCTAATAAACTTAATAGAACCATCTAATTTATAGTTAGGAATCTCTTTGAAATTAATTCCACTATAAGATTGTGATGAGAAGTAATCACCAGAAGATGCATGTGCGAAATAATCAAAGATTACCAGCAGTCTTCTTGTCGGAGGTACAGCAGTACTTAATCTTCTTAATCGTGAAACATCATAGTAATTAGTTTTCTGTCCCGCTTCAAGTTCAAATTGATTTGTAACTACTTTACTACCAGCAAAAATTGAAGAATCCGAGTCATCAATAATACCAGTAATATCTTCATTAGCAGAATTGAAACCATTAATAGTTTCACCCTGAACGAATGGAATGTCATTTAGTCCAACATAGTACAACTTCAAATCTGCATTAGAGAATGAAATTACACGACCTCTAGCACCAGAAGTCTTACCAATAATTAATGTTCCACCTGCAAAGAAGACTGATTCAGTTAAAACTACATATGGTGCCGACGCATCATTCTCATCATACGATTCATATACTGCATGAACTCTATATACATCTTGAATACCAAACGAGAGATCTTCATCTTCAACTCTGGTTCCGTATAGAGCACTAAATGTAAGTCCTGTAGGTTGTTCTACTAAGTCTTCTACTGTTTTGAATACTTTTAATGCCTGCATCTTAGAAGCAGTCTTCAGTTTCTTAGAAACAGTGTTCTTAGAAACCAATGCGGTCAGAGTGACTGTTGCAACTGAACCTAATCCACTAACCGTAAATGATTGATTATTAGCACCAAAAGAAGCAGTTAGATTTGCAGCATCTACCTCAGCATCAATATCAATATTTTGACCATTACTATATGTGCCAGAACCACCATTACTAACGACAGTTAAGACATAATTATCAGAAGATAATGCTGCGAAAGATTCGGTTTCAGGAACAGTAAAGGTAATAGAACCAGTGGTTACTGTTTTTGAAGAGAAGTTTCTATATACAAAGAATGATTCATCATCAAGAGACTTCATAGTATCTTCTGGAAGATCGAATGAAAGTTCTCCATTCTGATAATCTTTTTGGAAGATAAACGGACGCAATCTAATTAGTTCGCTATATTCTCCATCAGTTACTGTACCATTCAACAGACTGCCATCAATTTTTGCAGTTTGCTCTGCAAAATCAAAGATTTCATTTCCAGCACTAACTGTAGATTTCTTATTAGCTGCTGTTGTTGCAATAGCAGTAGGATCAACTCTTAAAATGCGATGAGTATTTACTCCCTCAAAATCAGAAATTGTTGGAGTAACAACGTCTCCAGGACGAAGATCTTTTTCAAACCTAGTTCTGAAACCAGTAATTTCATCATCTGTTGTATCATCAATATCAACTGTAGATGCCTCAACAGGTCGAGAGTCATTCAGAATAAAATTAGAACCAAAGATAATATTACTGCCACTATCCTTACCAAAGCACGATCTAGTATCACTTAACTGATAAGACCATGCTGCTTCAAGAGTACCAACTGTTCTTCCATTTACTTCTAGAATTTCACTATTAATGAATACTCCATTGACCTGCTCAAGATAAATGTAGTGACTACCATTTCCAGTATCAGCAATGTAACCAGCTGCTCCAGATGTTTTACCTACAATTCTAGTTCCTGCTGTATATGGTGTTACAGCATTAGCAATGTTCAGAACGGTGAACATCTGAACATCAAATACCCATAGATCATAAACACCACCAGTTATATTAGGACTAATTCCAAATGGTGACGTTGCAGCAAGAGCAGTAGAAGACTTCTGTAACTGAACAGTTCTACATCTACCAATTCTATTAGCACCTGCCTTTACTGATGATGTTGCATTCGCAGCATAATCATCATAAAGATCTAGAATCTGATATGCGTCTGTTACTCCATCACCAGAAACTTCTGGCCAACCATAAACATCATAAACTTTCAGGAAATTGCCAAGGTTAAAGTTGATAATTCCATTTTGACGAGTATCGAAATCCCTTGGTTTATCAACATCAATGTATTGAGGTGTAATAAACTCTGTTCTATAACCCCTAACATATGCAGTTCCAGGAGAAACTTCTAATGCTACCTTAGAATCTGTAGCAAGGTTTCCATTACTAGAAGTCTGGTTCGCACTATACACACCATTATTAAATCCGTCATTGAGATGCTCGCGAGGAGTTACATCAAAAGTATCAATGACATAATCGCCAGACTCTTCATAAGTCCTACGAGCCATCGACTTCTCAAGTTCGCTATATGCTGTTCTCTCAACAAAACTTTCTACATTACTGTTATTGATCCTGAGAAGTTCAATAAAGTTTTTATCTGCCTCATCAGTAATTAATCGTTTTACAAACTGAGTACCAATTTTAAATCTATGGGCACCAGGTGCAGAATAATTTGATGTTCCAGCAGCATTATCATTCAAAGATTCATCATCTTCGGGGGTGATAATAGATTCTAAAATTTCTAAACCAATTCTATAAGAAGGGTTAGTATCATATTGATTCAGAATCAAATAACTAGAAGGTACATTAACAAAATGACCTCTAATGAAATAAACACCATCGCTAATGTATGCTGTCGATCCGACTGCAGTTGCATTAACAGGCAACAATTGAGCAAATGGAGTGCCAATTTCAATCAGCGTCGTACCAAAAGTAATTTCCTTACTTGCAATCAACTGTTCATTGATTTGGAAAGTATTCAATGCAGATTCGGAAGTTGTATCCCCAGAATCAATATACTTTACATATAGTGTGACATATCCCCTCTCAGATTCAGAGGCAGAGATGCTATACAATACTTTTGCCTTAACACCTGTCGTCAAACCCTCAATGATAGTACCAGTCAATTGAGTTCTGTATGTCTCAACATCACTACCAAGAAAAGATTCTTGCAGCAAAATTGCCTGTACATTTAAGTCATATCCCACTTGTCCAGGGATGACCATAGCACCATCTTTAAATAGATGAGAACCAACCGATTCGACTTGATTTTGCAGAATACTCTGCATTGTGCTAAGTTCCCTCGCCTGAATTGGAAATCCAGGGCGGAACAGAACTCGATAAAAATTCCTATCCTTATCGAAGTCGTCGTAATAAGGTGTAACGTTTAGATTGGTATTTTGTGCCATTAGAATTCGATGACGATTTTAATATCTTCTACCTGGTCGTTTGCACGACTAATTGATCTTCTATTATCTATATAAACAACATTACCACTGTTGGATTCAATCTCGGGTTTTGCATAACCGTTATTGAATCTCATACCCAAATCATATTCAGTGTTGTTAATAGTCCTAGAAGCGGTATTTGGAATTGCTGGAAAATTCACATCTGGTTGTCCAGCAGCACCAGATGTTGCTCCACTGATAACATTTGATCCATCAAACTCGTTCTGAGTACCAGTAACTTCTGGGAAAATACCATCAATAGCATTCTGATAATACTTCAGAAGTTTAGTGGTGGGATTCCAAGAAATTACACGACCACGAGCAGTGACGGTTTGACCACCTACTGTACGAGATTGAGTGATAATTTCATCAGGAACATAATTACCTTGGAACGTAGGAGAGAATATCACTGCCTTTGCAGCAGAAACAGTCAAATCAGAAATTAATTCTGCCGTACCAAATTTTAATGGATTAGTAATCAAACCAATACGACGGTAATCATTATCAATTGGGAAGTCTCCAGCACCTTCATCATATGAAAGTTTGGCATTGATCATGACACGGAATGCGCCAATCTCAACAACTGCAACGGCACCATGACCACCTGGAGGAGGAATGATGACATCAACTTGACCACCCGCACCAGTACCGATACCAGTGATGGAATCAATACTAATTTTACCGAAGGTATAACTAGTACCACCAGATGTAACAGTGGCAGAAATAATTTTACCACCATCTACAACGATAGAAACACGACCACCCACACCATCGCCATTAATAGCAACATTATCGTATGTGCCATTATTATATCCAGATCCTGAAGCATTAATAACTACAGTATCAATTTCACCAGCGACTGCGTTTGTCTTCACCGCATCATTGGTGAAAACTGGCATATACTCGTTAGAGAAGAATTTAAGAACCGATGCTACGGGAATAGTGTACATATACTTCCAACGATATCCATCACCAGTAGTAATGATAGATGTGGAAGTTCCTGTAGGTTCTACAGTAGAGGGTTTTCCGTTAGGATCTGAAGGTGACGTGCCATTGTAAATACACTTATATACTTGATATTGTGAATTTACAACATAGAAGTCTGAGTCATATAGTTTTGTAGCACCAGACGCAGCAGTTTTACTTGGAGAATAATCATGACGATACATGTCATAAGTAAAACCCAATCCACCTGTAGTTTGTTCAGGTGAAACCCAATCAATACGACGAACAACTTGAACCGTATCCGCAGCAAGAACTCTTTTTAAAGAGATCATATCATCATATGATGCTGCAAATTCACTAAAAGAATCTACTGCTTGCGGGGGCGAGTTTTCGTTGTCCCAACTTTGAGGTCTTCCGATAAACAGATACAGTCGATCCCGATTAGCACCTGCCAGCGAATCGCTTTGAGTTGCGTCAGGACCTTCCAGTGCCTTAATGAATTTTTTCGCAGAAAAAATCCTAAATTGATCAGTTAATAGAGCTGCCATATCCTACGGGATTATTGTCCTCTTGTTTATTTATGTGTATTACGAACGAACGATAGTTGAGTATTCAATTCTCTTTATTCTATATGATGCGCCAGCGTTTCCATTAACCTTTTCTCCGCCAAGAATTGCGTATGCAACTGCACCCGATCCAGTACTATCTCCACCAGCATTGGTAAATGTGACTGTCGGATGAGTGTTGTAAGTTCCATCGACAGTTTGCTCAATTCCATAACCACCATTAGTTATAGTTAAAGACTCAACCTGGTCACCAGCACTTGTCATATTAACAGTTGCTGTTGCGGCAATGTCTCCAATATTTTCAATTGCCACTGTTGGTGTTCCTGTATAGTTTGTACCCGCATCCTGAACAAAGAAATCAACGATAGTTCCCTTTTCAGAGAACTCATACAAGTACCCGCTAATACCAACATTGATATTAGTAGTATTAAATCTGACAATATCTTTGACTTGTAACAAACCAGTTACAGAGTTCCAAGAAACAACCGTCCCCTGTACCCCAGAAATATCACCAGTTACAACTTCATTCACACTATAGTTTTGACCATTACCACTTTCTAAGTATATATTGGCGATAGAAATATGCTCTACACCTTCACTCAATCCACCAGCAGAAGAAACTGTGGCGTACTTGAATGGGATAGAAGCATCTTTAACATTGTCACCAACTTGGAATAATGTAGTGTTTTGACCACCTTGAGTTTCCTCAATGCCATAAAGAGAGTCGTAAATACCACCATCAAGATTGATTTGACTTTCATAATCAGTTCCTGTATTTACAAGATCTGGGATACCATCGCCAGCACCATCTTGTTCATCATCATCTTGGAATGCTCTATCTACTAAAGTGGAGATAGGATTTGTCAGTAATGAAATGGTGCTTCCCGTAACAGTTTCGATAACATGAGGTTGGAATGCACTAGTAGTACTATTTGAAACTCCAGCATCAAATTGAACAATAGCATCTTCAGTAGAAGGAATGCCACCGTCAATAAATGCTAATTCATCAACCTCAAATGTAACGAGAAGTTCTCTTGTATTTGGATTCCAGTCATAAACTTTTGCAATCTTATTGTTAGCATTTTCAATTCTACGAATTACTCTGTCGCCAACATTAAAATCATAAGTTGATACCCCTTGCGAATCATTTTGAGTATCATCAAGAATTACACGTTGATCATAATTGAAATTAACACCTCTAGTTAGACCAGAGAATTTACTTCTAGATTTAGATGTATATGAAACAGTTTCATTATTGACAATAAATGATCCTGATCCAGGATATGCATCTGTGGAACTTACATAAATTTCCGAATCTGATGCAGTAACATCTGCTATAAGACCAGTGAGATAAATTTGGTATGAATTAAATGCTTGGCGAGCACGAGATTTTCTCTTTAAATTAACTAATTTTGTGAAGATGATATTGGGTTGGGATGTATAACCCTTCCCAGATTCAGTAACAGTAATCCCTGTAATTTCACCTTGATTAATATCTGCTACTGCTTTAGCACCAAGACCACCGCCACCAGTAATAAGAATATATGGAGGTTCTTGATAAAACTCTCCAGGATTGACAATATTAATACTAGCAATTTTACCAGCAACATCAATCTCTGCAGCACCTTGGGCACCTTGTCCGCCACCACCACCTTCAAAAATTAGTGTGGGAGGAGTCGCATAATCTCTACCATTATTAAGAAGGGAAAGACCAGTAATTGTCTGAACAATAGCACTTCCTGTGGCACCAGTTCCTTCTCCACCAAGAATTTTTGCTTTTGCAGATCCAAAAAATCCATCCCCCTGTCTGGTCATCTTCACATAAGAAACCTGACCATTCTCATCTAGAACAACCTTGCCCTCTGCACCAGTTGGAAACTGAGATACAAGATCAGGAACAACATCATTCTCAAATAAAGGAGCACTGTAAAACTTAGGACCAATAGCATAAGGATAGACAGGATCTCCATTAGAATCCTCTGTCATGAAATATCCATATGTACCATTTGGGTATTCTGGAGTTACTGCAAACTTTCCATTAAATTCATCCAGAGTTCCAACTGAAGAATCATAAATGAAATCTTGTACAAGATCGCCTAAAATATATCCATCTTGAACACTTCTAACACCTCTATTGGAAAGTGCGTATGAGAAAGAATACAAAATTCTTGGTGCATCTGCACGAAGTTCTATTCTCAATTCTCGTGTTGTTGCCGAAGCAAATTGAGATAGGTACTGACTATAAGTAACGCTACTACCATCAATTACATAGGTTACACCGAGACCATAAACATAACTGACATCTCCAATATTGGAATTATCTCCTGTAGAATGCCAAGAATCTTCAGTTTCTGAGATAAGGAATGTGTCAGAATCTACACTAGCGTCATCACAATTAAAGATGTAAGTCTTACCTCGTTTTAAATTTAAGAAAGATGGACGAGATCCATCAAATAGATATTCATTATTTGATACTGTTACTGCATATGTAACAGTACTTGCTGTAATTACTTCTGGTCTGGCACCTGCTAATTCGGTAGTAGTTTTTAAACGATAAGAACTTGTCATTCTTACTGCAGAACCACCACTGTTATATCCATAAGGTCCATAGATTGGATATCCATCAAAAGACATACCAATAACTTTGGAATGTCCATCCACATGTCTGGAATAATCAATAGTGGATGCATCATTTGCATCCGACTGATAATAATCCAGAATATAATAATTATTTTGAAGAGGAGTTGTATCACTAGTTGAATCTAAGGTTATATAACCTTCATCACCAGCATACCCTGACATATAACGGTGATATGCACAATGATAGTAGATTCTATTTGTCTCACTACCATTCATAATGAATAGTGGTTGGAACTCGTTCTCGTAATCTGCAGAAGGTGCAGCATCTGCACCTGTACTGTTATAGTACAAAGTTCCCAAATTCAGAGGACCATCTTGGGTCGTACTAAATCTGATAGGATGTCCTATTCCTTCTTGATTAGAAGAATCGACTTGATTGAATGTAATTAAATCATTTGCTCTGACAGTAATATTTTCTGGAGCAAAATAATATTGACCAGGAACAAACGGACCAAAACGAAGTGCATCTTGACCGAAATCAATATAATATACATTTAAACTAATCGGTTCGGCAGAAATAGCAAATGTAAATCCGTTAGATCCTAAACATAAATCCGTGATACTAAAAGTTGCAGTGGGGACTACATCTCTTAAGTATATCCTAATGACATCGCCGTTACCATCTCTGACAACTTTTGAGATTTCACCTCGGGCATTTCCACCAACTTCATCTACAATCCTACCAACTTCAATAGAACCTAAAGTTTCATCAACATTAGTAACAGAAAGAAGTATATTTCCATATTCAACTTTTACATTCCAAGTATATTGCCTAATCTTACCCCATTCAAATACACCATTCAGTAGTTTAAACTCTTCAATCGACTTACTAGATTGATAGTATTTGATATTATTTTCTACTACAGCATCATAGACATCGTTATTCTTAATATACGAATACTTTACGCTATCGATAGAAAATCCTACAGGTGCCCCAGCATCTTGTCCCCACTCAGGGGTGTGTAAAAGACCACCATTTGATAAAATACCTACAACCTTATCATTTTGCTCTTCTCTAGCGGCAGGATTTGGGACATCCTTACCACCACGATAAATGAAAGTTTGATCGAACGTTCTATCTACAAGAGGACCACCACCAGGAGCAGATTCTGATTGAGTCCAAGTTGGTTTAGGATGATTATCTGACTGGATTCTCAACCGATCATTAACACCATCAAAAATGCCTGAAGTTAAAGAATTAGGATGTCTCTGCCAAATTCTGTTAATATCAAAAGAATTAATTACATTTGGAGTTTCCTGTTCGGGAATAATTTGTAATCTTAGTGGATCATAACCTCTTCCTTTTTCCAGAACACGAACGTGTGTGATTCTTCCTGCATCGGCATCAATTATAGGATATAGTAATGCGTCTTCATCTGGAGTCCCACACCCATCAACAGTCAATCTAGGAGGGTCTGATGGATCATATCCAGATCCGCCCTTAATTACTTTTACAGCACGGACACCAAAAATTTCATCGAAGATTGGTTCGATGACAGCGCCAGATCCAGGAACAGTTCTTGCCATTTATCAATTTACAACGTTAATAGTTCCATTCATGAGAGCATGAATAGTGCATTGATAATAAAGTGTTGCAGGGGCGTCCATAGGAACAGTCCAATAGAGAACACTAGTTCCACTACCAGATTGACCAGTTGTGTATGGAGTACCCGATAATCCTTGTGTGCTTTGAATTCTAAATGGGTGTGCTCCACCTTGAACAGAATTGTCAAATGCGTAAGTGAAACCCCTATGCACATAGATTGTGGGATCATTCACCGTGACTGGAAATCCAGGACCAGCGAATGTATAATCACTAGTTCCGCTAGAATTAATTTCCCACCAAGTAATAGGACTATCAACTACAATCCAATCAGTCCCATTATAAAATAATGAATTTCCTTGAGTGATACCAGTTAAGTCAGTATCACTTAACCCAGCAAGAGTTGTGATTCCTGTACCTGTATAGTTAATAGTAACAACATCACCTGTGATAGAGGTGGTAATGTCAGTTCCGCCCGTGAGCGTCAGAGTATCATTTGAAGCATTAGCAGTTGTGGATCCAGTATCAGCAGCAACACTCTCGAATAAGTTTTGAGTAGTTCCACCACCATCTCCACCATCATCTGCAGGTGCCCAATTAGTACCGTTCCATTTCAGAATTTGGTTTGCTGTAGGTGCTACAGTCGTAGTATCTACATCAGCAAGGAGATCGATACTAGAATACTCAGTCACAACTTTCGCTCTAACATCTCCTGCACCACCTGCAGTGATGTTCATATTGACATATGGGTTATCATCACCATCAACGGTGAAAAAGTATCCAGGGTATGTTCCTGATGCAGGAGCATTATTTAAAGCGGTATATTCATTCTTATATTGAATTGTTGTAGGAAAATCTACAACACCTGTCGAACCGTTAAATGTATTGGTGATACTTCCGTTACTAATAGAAACATTACCAGTTCCATTAGGAGCAATAGCAATATTTCCGTTTGAAGCGGAAACGATTGAAAAACCATTAACGTCTAAACTAGCAGTTAGATTCGTATAGTCAGAGGGTAAAAAGGTTGATCCATTGTATCGTAAAACTTGCCCAGAAGCAGGGTTTGTTGTAACGATTGATAGATCACTCCCATTACCCAATGCTGTATATAACTCGTTAAAGTTATCATTGATCTTGTCTCCACCGACCCTTAAGGTATCACCAGTGTTGTCATTGGCGGCGGATCCAAGACCGAGTGTTTGTTTTGCCATTACTCGTAGGGATTTTTAGTTATTTATAGTATCTCTGGGTTAATTATTTCTTCCCCGTATTGAGAAAGATCTGGTGCAGTCCAATCATCAGGAACGCTAGTCTCAACATCAACAATAGGATCTTGATATCCAGACCCAGTAGTACTGAGTTCAACACCAGCAACACCAACTAATGCTCGAATATTAGCATCGAAACCAGAGATAGAATCGAGTCTTACAGTAGGTCTGGATGTGTATCCAGAACCACCAGCGGTGATTTGAACATTCTTAATATAACCAGCGGTGATGTTTGCACTTGCCTGAGCATCTTGACCAAAAACAGATCCGAGATAATCGAATGTGATTAGAGAATTTGAAGACTCAATTAGAGCAACCTCTCTATCCGAAGTCTCACCCTGAATGTCAATGAAATCACCAGGTTCTACTGGTGGTACAACTTCTGCAGCATCAACGTCAGCTTCAGAACCGACGTATGAGAATGCCACAAACGTGGAACCGAAGCGAGGAATTTCTGAGAAGATAATCCTAGAACCAACAATCTCAAAACCAACACCAGGTTCTTGCAGAACACCATTGAGAGAAACAATGATATTATTTTCAGGTCGGATGACACTCGATTGAACACCGTCCGTTAATGTCAGTGAGTAGAATACATCATTACGCTTCAGGTTGAAAGATTGACGTAAAGAGTCAAACTCGAACGAAATATCATCAAGTTGTCTTAACTTACCGATATAGAATCCAGTGAATGATGCACCCAAATCGGGCGATTCTGTGAATTGAATTTGATCGGAGAATGCGGTGAATGCATTTGTAGCACCAGGAGGTTGCAAGACGCCATTGATGAAGATAAGTAGGTGACCAGCGGGATCAGGAAGATACTGCGTACCATTACCAGTAGTAAGTTTAAAGTTGGTTTGAGTGCCATCAAATCCTCTAAACGCTCTCTTAACCCTTGCCTTGAGTTCTTCTTTAGCAACAACTACGGCTCTATATCCATCAATACTCTTAATAGAATCTTTAGAATTAAAGATTCCACGAATATCACTTAGATATAATCTCTTATAGAGTCCGACTAGGCGTATATCCTGTACGAGAGCAGCGGCAGCGCCAACGGTTGTGACTTTAGTGCTGATAGATGCATAACCAACAGGGAAGTTAGCAGATAACCCATAATCACCAACTAGATCACCGTTATTGAATGTACCAACAACTTGACTTATGTAAATGTAGTTATTATCTAAATCAACTTCACTAATAATACCATAGACACTGCTGTCTTGATTACCGTTAGTGACCTTATACAATCTGTTACCGACTGTAAATGCATTCAATCCACTAATAACACTAACTCCGAGACGAATGTAACCTTCAGACGCAATCCTCTGTCCAACCTGAACATCGAGACCAGCATATTGTGAAACATCCAGATACTGTCTGGAAGATTCTGGATAAACAACAGAAGTCTCTTCAAATGTTCCAATGAGAGTTTCAGTATCAACTGTCAGAGTACCACCAGTGTTTGATAGTGTAGCAGCTTGAACTTTATTGAATACTGTTGGTTGTGCAGTTTCACCACTAGTATATCCTTTGAATGGAACATCTTCTTCAAAAGAACCTTTCAGATCGATGATATGAAGTCTGTCTTCAATAGCACTGATTTGTGCAGTTGTGGAGTTTGTTGCACCCACGAGAGTGTCCGTGACTGCCCATGGACCAGCAGTGACTCTAACATCCAGATACTTGAAGTTTGCATCTTCGTAGAATCCATAAACCACACCAGTAACACTAGGAGCACCTTGCTTAGCAACAACCTCATTCATAGTGAATGGACCATCGGTAATATCACCATCGATACGGAATCTCTTATAGACCTGAACTACTTTGCCTTCATTGACACTGATCTTTTCAAGTTCTGCATAATTACCACTTAGGAGTCCGTAGATATAATCAGAATTATTCAATCCACCATCAATACCGACAGGAACATCTCTTGTTCCAAATGTCTTGGCAGGAACACTAATACCATTAACTTGGATTAGGTTTGTGTAGTAAGAATCAGTAGTTAATTGCTGTCTGATAGTATTCAGACCATAACGAATGAACATCTGAATTGTGGATTTTGTGTAGTCAGATGCTTTGGTTGAATCATAGAAACTATAGAATCCTGCATTAGTAGATGGAGATACCAGAGTATTATCAAGGGAATTGCCCATGAATAATTCTAGTAAATCGATTGCAAAATTCTTGATGTTGTATTCAGTATCGGCGTAGAAGATTTCACCACTGACTGCAGTGTATGGATCAAGAGCACCTTTATTGAGTTTTGCACCCCAGAAATATGCACCTGTAGTTCCATCACCAGTCCAACTTGTTGTGCCAGTGGCAGAATTGACAGTAACTGATCCTCTGAGTGTAGAGAAACCACATCCGAAGGTTTTTATGATGTATGCTCTGTTCCATCCGGCGCCGTAAGGAACAGCACCAAATGCATCGCCTGTCATACCACCCTGAGGGATAAACAGAGATCCTGTGGTTCCAGCATTGAGATTGAGATCGAAGAAGATGTTCTGCTCAGAAGCAAGTCCAGGATCAAGAGTTATCTTATATCTGAGGGAACTGGATCCAGCAGACTTAAAGAATATTGAGAATGTATATGTCTGATTAGCATCAATTCCGACAGCACCCGTGTCAAAGGTTTCATTAGAAGTATCAAACTTAACTGAACCTGAGTCAAACGTTTCAAATGCAGTCAGACTGTAATCTCTGAACGTATCATGAACGCCACCATTACTGTTTTGAGCGAAGAATTTCTCTGCAGTAACTGTGCCATCAGGAGCAGCAATACTATTATCTGCAATCAGAAGAGAATCAACACCACCATTAGAATTTGCCTGCCAATTGACTGCAAATGCCTCAGGATTAGTGAAGAAGTTAGTACCAGAAACTTGCCCAGTAATATTAGATGTAATATTCTGTGCTCTAGAAAGAATCTTAACGTTTGTAGGAGTGTCATACCAGTCATAGACAGAACTTACTCCACTAGTAGCGATTGTACCAGTTGCTGTAGAAGGAGCAGTCAGAGTATCTGCTGCTACCCATGCAGTACCAGTGAAAGCACCGACATATAGAGTCTCATCCTCAGCATCCCACTCAAGAACAGTTGCAGTTCCACCACCACTAGAAGTGACTGTTTCGCCAACAATGAAGTTTCCGCTGTTAGCACTCAATGTGATTGTATATGCACTAATAGTACTTGTGGTATCTGTTGTAATTAAATCATGAACAATGTCATCAACTAAATTATCAAGGAAATCATTATATGTCCAAGTACCAGTACCAAATTGTGCTAAGGCAAGTGTAGAAATCTCTTCTTTATAGTAGTTCTTGTTATACAGAAGATTCTTAGCAGCACTTCTTGCTTCATCCTCACCTGGTGCAAGAATTGCAACAGAAATATCTACAAGATCTCTAATTCTATAAACTACTTCATCAATATCTGTAGGACTTTCAGAATCCCTAAACGTTGCTGTTGTAGAATATGTGCCTGCATACTGATCACCAGTTACAGCACTAAACTGATCGTATAGTAGATTTCTAGCTGCTCTTTCACAGAAGATTTTAAGTTGCTCAATAGAATATAAAGTTGCAAGTAGTTCATTCTCAATGTGATTGATAGTGAGATTTGCATTTAAGTAGAGTTCAATAGCAGTAATTGTGCTATAACTTCCACCAGTTTGGAGATCTGAAATAATGCTAAGAATAATAAGTTTAAGATCTCTTTCACAAGTGGTTTGACCGTTAGAACCAGGGAACGTCAATGCACTGAATGGAATGCCGTTCAGATCATAAGTAAATTCTGCTGTGGTTAATCCAGTAATTTCTTCAGCAATAAATGTTCTGTTGAAATACAGTCTATCTGCAGCAATTTGGAAATCCTGATTAGTAGGAGCAATGATGTCATTGACAGTTTCAACTAAAGTATCAATTGCAGTTTGAACGTTAGCACAATTACCAGCATCATTAGTGATACCCCAATCACCAACAATAATTGAGTTGGTATTAACTTCTGTCAGATCTCCTGTAATTGCTTGCTTGGCGTAGAATGCCAGTCGCTCATGTGCATATACAGACTGGAAGACTTGTAATCTGATGTGCTGTAGTACATCATTATTTCCAAGATAGAACTTGGCACCAGTTACAGTATTACGATTTCCTCCTTCTTCGAGGTCATTTGCTAGTGCATCGAGTAGCAGACCTAAGTCAGTCTTACAGCGAAGCGTACCGTCTGTACTACCACCATTGGCATTACGAGGCATATCTTGAGCAAGTTCAGGATATCGCCCAATCATGTCGGCAGCTGCCTTATCAACAATAGGACCACGATTTGCACGAATGAGACCTGCAGCATCTCTGAATCGATACTGAGTATCTAAACCAATTTGATTTGTGTAAATTGTGTCTGATGTACCATCATGATAATCTACATTGAATCCTGTTTCTAGATATTCATCTACAGATGCGCCAATAAATTCAATTGCAGGTTGTACTTTTGTAACTGACGCCAAATGATCTACAGGTGAAACTAGATCGGCATTAGTAAGAGTATCAGTAAGAATATCAATTAAATTGCCAACTGTACTATAAACATCCGCACAATCTCCTGTTGTATAATCCAGTTCAGTGACTGCATTTGCTGCAGCACTTACGAATGTGTGTGCATATTGCTGACCAGCAGGAGATGCTCCAACATTAACAGTAATAGTAGTTGCTGTTGGTGAGGTTACTGCAAGAACTTGATCATAAGCAGTGGTATTACCAGCATCGGGATAAGAAATTTCTCTATCGTTACCGTCATCAGTACAAGTAAATACAATCGATTCTCTTGCTAAAGAAACTCTTGATGATGTTGTTAGTGAATGAGATCCAATCTCCAGTACCAATAAACCAGTTGCGGGGTCGTATGTTGTACCCGTAGCAGGGGTAAATGTTGTCAGTGATGAAGTTGAAGAATCTGTAAGTGTGGTATCAGTTACCTGTGTCAATCCATGAGATCCCGAGACAGTCCAAAGAACATTGTTAATGATATATTGAAGCATATCATTAACCTTTTCATATGCCCATAAGGTTTCAGTAATCTCAGTATCGACATGACTGATAGTGATGGGTACAGATGTTCTATCAACATATAATGCCGAAGCATCCCACATATGATTATTAGAACCATTACGAAGATCTTCTATCAGAGCAGACAAAATATCACGAATATCATCTTCACAATTGACGTTACCACCAGGAATTACTAGTGATGGGTATTGCTGAGTCAGTAGATAAACTGTTTCTTTAGCAACAAAATCTTTATTGACTTCAATCAGATTTGCTGCATCATAGTATCTGTGGGTTTTGCCAGCGAATCCAGCAGGAGCACCTGTAACTTTAGATGTTGCAAAGATTGCATCATTGTTAAACTCTTCACCCTTAGTGAATGACTCAACGCCTGACCAATCCTCAGTATATGTCTGAGCATCAGCACCGTCTAAGTGAAGTAAAAGTTTAGTGGTCGAATCGCCTTGGAAAATTCCTGTAGGTGCAGTGAATGTCTGTGTGTAACGATTGTTAGTTGAAACTCTAACTTCATCAATATGACCACTAAAACCGTCACTAGAAGTTATTGTGGCACCAATTCTAAGTGGTTTTGTAGATCCATAATCACTAGCATCACTATAATCACCACCATCTTGTGTTCCATTCACAAACATCTTAGTTGTAGAACCAGATCTAGAAATCGCAACATGATACCAGGTATCTGCGACTAGACTTGCTGTACCAGTGATTGTGACCGAACCATTGACCAAATACTTAATGTTTGAACCATCCAGATACAGATAAGGAGAAACTTCAGTTCCAGCAGTTCTAAAATCTAGAATTGCTTTAGCGCCAGTAACATTAGCAGGACGAATCCAACACTCAATTGTAAGTGCATTTGTACCAAAACCAAATTCAGTTGAAGTTGGAATGGAAAGATAATCGGTAGTTCCACTTGCTAATAGCAATGATGCAGTTCCAAACTGCTTTTGTGCTGTATCTAATTGAGCACTATTATTAAATGTTGCTGTATGGTAATCAGCACCAGTAGATTGACATCTACCAACTTTACCAAGGAACAAAGTACTCTTTGCTTGATTATAACCAACAACCTCTGCTTTAGTATCAGTGGATTTAATAACTTGACCTGCAGCAAAGAATCCTGTGCCGATGCGATCCTTCAAAGTAAGTTTCCTTACTACACCACCTTCATTTGGTGTAAATTCACCACTATTGTTACCATATTCTACTTTGTAATTACGAATAAACTCATCTTGTTGGATGTCACCACTTGCATTATCGTAAGGAATCACATAATTATTAATAAGTTCATTTGAAGGGAACTTAAGATCATATGCTGTATCTTTATCATCAAAATCAACAATGCTTACTTGTGATTTAGAAATATCATCAAGAACGATGTTTGGATATGTCTGAGATGCAATTCTGTTGAACAGGAGACCAAAGAACGAAGATCCATCAGAAATATTAACTTGTCCAATAGATTCGTTAGTAGTAGGATCTACATACACTGCCGTCGATGTGACACGAGCAACAACACCAGAAGATGCACCAATGATAATATCATTCAATTGAATGTCATATAGACCAGGTGTTGATTGATATGTACCAGCAGTCTTACTTAAAGTAAGATCATTCGTGATGGTAATAGTAGTGCTATAGATGGGAATATCTTCTTGTTGTGCAACCGCATTAGTACCATTTACTCCTCTAGTTACAGTAATACTAGTAGATTCAGAACCCTGAATGATATTAGTAATGGTAAAGATTTCGGATCCTATTTGATAATCACTGCCAGAAACCAAAGTTCCATCTGCAATGGGTGAATCCGTAGCAGAAGTTGCATCAATAACCTCAAAAGTAGTTGTTGCTGCACCAATGGTATAACGTAGTCTAGCTAAAGGTGTTTCTTGACCTCTCTGTAAGTTGATTTGCTCAACTCTAGCAGTATCTCCATCTAAATTAGTAACAGTCTCATTAAAAGCAAACAATCCAATATTACTAATACTATTATTCTGCTGAAGATTGCCAGAGAATCCTGTCGCACCAACGGTGCAAAGTTCATTAATGATAAATGTTCCTTCAGTAACAAATCCTTGAATAACTTGTCCAATAACATTAGTGACCGTCAAACGTGCTGTCGAAGAGATGCCGATAAGTGTATTTCCGACATTAGGGAAAATACCACTAGTATTGATGAATGTAAATGCTACGATAGAAATTGGATCTACTGAAATATTTACATACTTCACGCTAGCAGGGGGTTGTGGAGGTTCGCTAAAGACAATAGACTCACCCTGAATCTCAAATGATGTATTAGGAGTTTGAGCAACTCCATTGAGAATAATCATCAACTGATTCGAGTTGGCAACAACATTGATTCCATCGACAGTCAATGGGAATGCAATTCGTTCGCCATCAAACAGACTTGAAATATCATCGATACGTTGAACAACAGATGTCAAAATATTCTCAGAGGAAGTCAGTCTCTTCTGACGGAAAAGAACCTCAGTATTATTAAACTCACTATAAATTGGTTCTACCAGAGCAAAACTTTGAATGTTAGGAACAACCGATTGTCTTGTAAGTTCGACAGATTTTGTTAATTGGAAATCAATACCTTTGTTTGGAACAAAACCCTTTTCAATGAGGTTCAATTCACCAAAGACTTTGAACGAAGCGGGATGAACGTTCTTGATTAGAATATCTTTCCAATCATCAATAGAAACAGAAGACTTAACTGCATATGAGAAGTCCTGATAATAGTAGGAGTCTTGAATCTTCTGAATGATTTCCGAAGGCTTACCAACGTCATCAATAAACTGACCTGTGGTTTTAGTGATAGAACCAATATCAAGAACACCCTTTGCAATCTTAAGATCGCTGATGATACCAGAGGATTTGGAAATCACACCAGTAATCTTAGAGTTGGCAGTGAAATCTCCAACATAATTAACAATTTTAAGAACCCTAGGTCCAACTTGCCAACCATTATTAGTAGAGACATAACCAGTAGCAGTTGCAGTCTCAAATGCATCACCTTGATAAACCAACTCACCTTCAAGGAAAGTTGAAGTAATGACGTTTGCAGTTGCTGAAGCACCGAAAGATTCTGTCAAGAGTGATTGTCTTCCAGTTCCTGCATTGGCAAACGTGAGTGAGTCGCCAAGTTCTGCGTTAGCAGCAGTAATTGATGTTGAGGCGATTGATGGTATTCTTGGTGCTGGATTGACAGGATCTGGTGCTGAGTTGGTAGTTGTCATTCCTCCTTTCGGCACAGGTGCATCGGTCTTTACCAAAGGCG